AGAGCTGACTCGTATTCAGTCATTCCCTGATGATTACAACTACGGCAAGCCGTCAGACCGCCACGCTGGCTACGTCTGCGGAATGTCCGTCCCCCCATTCATGACCCAGCGAGTGGCGCTGGAAATCGGGCGGCAGTGGTTCGGGAAAGAGTACGCATGAACCTAGAGGCCTACGCCAAGCACCGAAAGGCGCGGGGCCTCCGCGGCACCAGCCACGTCGCGGTGATCAAGGCGATCGACACCGGCCGCCTCACCGAGCCTGCCGTGCGCAAGGTGGGCGGCCGCTGGCAGATCGACGCGCCCCTAGCCGATGCGCAGTGGGCCGGCAACACCAGCAACATGCCCGACAGCGGCACCGAGCTGCCGGAGCCGCCGAACACCCGCCAGCCGCACCCGGAGGGCGGCGGGCCATCGCTAGCCCAGGCCAAGCGGGCGAAGGCGGTCTATGAGGCGGAGCTGACCAGGCTAGAGCTGCAGCGCACCAAAAAGGAGCTGATCTCTGCCGATGAAGTGAAGCAGGAAGCCAGCCGCCTCGGCCGCCAGGTCCGCGACCTGCTGCTGACCATCCCCGGCCGTAATGCCGCGAAGGTGGCCAGCATGCAGGACACTCAGGCGGTGCGTGATCTGCTGGAGGCCGAGATCACCAACGCGCTCAGGGGGCTGCAGCATGAGGCCGCTTGACGCCGCGACGATCTACCGCCAAGCCTTTATCGAGGCCCTACAGCCGCCGCTCGACCTGACCGTCAGCGAGTGGGCGGATCAGAACCGGATCCTGACCCGCCGCAGCAGCTCCGAGCCCGGCCAGTGGCGCACCGACCGGGTGCCCTACCTGCGCGAGCCGATGGACCTGCTCAGCCCGCGCGAGAAGCGCATCAAGCGGGTGGTGCTGCTGTTCGGATCACAGACCGGCAAGACCGAGGTGGGCCTCAACTGGCTGGGCCGCACCATCGCCCTAGACCCGTCGCCGTTCCTGGCGATGTTCCCCACCGAGAGTTTCGCCAAGCGCCAGATCCGCCAGCGCCTCACGCCGCTGTTCACCGACTCCCCGGCGGTGGCGGCGAAGCAGATCAGCACGAAGTCCAGGGACGCGGCCAACGCCATGTTCCTGAAGGAGTTTCAGGGCGACATGCTGGTAAGCATCATCGGCGGCAACAGCGGTAGCGCTGCGCAGGGGATGCCGGCGCAAAACGTCTGGGCTGATGAGGTGTCATCCCTGCCGCTGGAAATGGATGACAAGGGCGACCCGCTGGAGAATGCCGAGGCCCGCCAGACCAACTTCCCCGACCGCAAGGCGCTGGTCACCTCCACCCCCGGCAGCCGCGGCGCCTGCAGGATCACCAGCGAGTTCGAGGTGCGCAGCGACCGCCGCCGCTATGGCGCCCTGATGCCCTGCTGCGGCGGCCATGCCGTGATTGAGTGGCCGCACATGGTATGGGATAAGCGCGACGGCGAGGTGTGGTGCCAGTGCCCACTGTGCAATGAACGGGTGGCGCAGCACCACAAGACCGCCATGCTGGCCGGCGGAATCTGGACACCTACGGCCAAGGGCGACGGCGAGACGGCAGGCTTTCACCTGCCGGGCTGGTATGCGCCGTATGGCTGGCTGAGCTGGGAGAAGATCCGCGATGAGTTCCTGCGCGCCAAGGCGGACCCGCTGCTGCTGAAGGGCTGGGTGAACAAGCGGGCCGCTGAGGCCTGGGAGGATGAGAGCCTGGCGAAGGTGAGCGCCGATGGCTTGATGGCCCGCGTCGGCGGCTACGGCCACGGCACCTGCCCGGATGGTGTGCTGGCGGTGCTCATGTCGGTGGACGTGCAGGACACCTGGCTGGAGGTGTCTGTGTGGGGCTATGGCCGCGGCAAGCCTGAGCAGGCCTGGCGGATCTGGCACCAGAAGATCGAGGGCGACCCGGGGCAGGATCACGTCTGGGATCAGGTGACGACGATCCGCGAGATCGAGTGGCCGCACGCAAACGGCGGCAAACTGAAGGCGATCCACTGCGCAGTTGACACCGGCGGCCACTACACCAGTGAGGGGTATGACTACTGCCGCCGGTACGCCAAAGAGGGTGTGGTGGCCATCAAGGGCAGCAGCCAAAAGAACGCGCCGCCGCTCGGCAAAGGCTCAAAGCAGGACGTGACCTTCAGGGGCAAGACCGTGAAGGGTGGCGTCACGCTCTACATGATCGGCACACACGCAATCAAGCGGACCATCTACAGCCGCCTCAAGATTGAAGAGCCCGGCGACGGCTACATCAACTTCGACGACGCCACCACGGAAGACTACCTGCAGGGCCTCACCTGTGAGCGGCTGCAGCCGCGCTACGTGAAAGGGTTTCAAGTCTTGGAATGGGTTAAGCCATCCGGCGCCCGCAACGAGCCGCTTGACCTGAAGGTGTACTGCCTAGCGATGCTGGAGCTGCTCAAGCGCCGCTACAACCGCGCCACCATGTGGGACCAGTTGGCGGCACAACTGGCGGCCTCCGTAGCCTCTAAGGGAGAGCCCGCGCCGCGCCGGGCCCGATCCTTCAGCGTGATATGACCCAGCCGGCCGAGCTCTACCAAGGCGATCTAACCAGCTGGATCGAATCCCGCATCGCCCCAGACGCCACCGCCGTGACCGTGTGGCTGCGCGCTGCAGCAGCTGGCGCCGGTATCGAGGCAGTGGCCACCGACACTGACGACGGCTGGAAGGTGGAGCTGAGCGCCGCCACTACGGCCACCATGGCAGCCGGCAGCTGGGAGCTGCAGATTGTCAGCACCGTCAACGGCGCCCCGCTCACTACTGGCCGCGGCAGCCTGACCGTCCGCAAGAGCCTGGCCTTCAGTGGCACCCCGGGCGCGTTCGATGATCGCAGCCAGGCGCAAAAGGATCTAGAGGCCGTTGAAGAGGCGATCCGCGCCCTGGCCACGGGTGCGGTTGAGTATCAGATCGGCTCTTTAGGTTCCGGCGGCAGGAAAGTTCGCCGGGTGGACCTGCCGGATCTGATCATGTGGCGCGACCGCCTCAAGGCCGAGGTCGCCCGTGAGAAGCGCGCCGAGATGATCGCGCAGGGCCTCGGCGATCCGCGCCGGCTTTATGTGCGGTTTCAGGGGGTGAGCTGATGGGTGTTCGATCTTGGCTGCAGCGGCAGATCCTGACCACTCGCCACGGCCGACAGCAGGGCCAGCGGATGTTCGAGGGTGCCAGGCGCAACCGGCTGCTCCACGACCTGGTGGCGCCGACCACCTCCGCTGATGCCGAGCTGCGCGTCAGCCTGGCGGTGCTGCGCGACCGCTGCCATCAGCTGGTCAGGGACAACCCCTATGCCCGCCAGGCCAAGCGGACCACGCAAATCAACGTGGTGGGGCCTCGCGGGATCCAGATGCAGGGGCAGATCATGAAGGCCAACGGCACGGAAAAGGACGTGCGCCGCAACCGGCTGCTGGGGGAAGCATGGCGCCGCTGGTGCCGGCCGGATACCTGCGACGTGGCGGGCCGGCTGTCGTTCCACGGCTTCGAGATGATGGCTGCCGGCAGCCTGCCGGAGTCGGGCGAATGCCTGATCAGGATCGTGCGGCAGCCGATGGGGCAGGGCCGCACCCCGCTGGCGCTGGAGCTGATCGAGGCGCACCAGCTCGATGAGGACAAGAGCGGGGTATCAGATCGCGCTGGCCACGAATGGCGGCTAGGCGTTGAGATCAACCAATGGGGCAGGCCCACCCGGTACGCCATCCTGACCCGCCACCCTGGTGATGTGGAGCTGGGCCTGAACCGTCGTGGCGTAGAGCGGAAGCACGTCCTGGTGCCGGCGGCGGACATGATCCATGTGTTCATGCCGGAGCGGATCGGGCAGAACCGTGGCGTGCCGTGGTTGGCGTCGGTGATCACAACTGTCCATGGGCTTTCTGAATACGAAAAGGCTCACCTGGTACGGAAGCGCGTCCAGGCGGCATCGCTGGGGTGGATTCAGACGCCCGATGCCGGGCTGACCGGTGATGCGGTGGAGGATGGCAAACGGCTATTCAACACTGAGCCCGGCGCCTACAACATCCTTGAGCCCGGCGAGGTTCCGGTACCGCCGAACTTCGGACCTGACGACGGCCAGTACAGTCATGTAGTAAAGAACCTGACGAGGCGGTTTGCGGCTGGGTTCGGGTGTAGTTACGCGACCATTAGCAAGGATTTCGGCGACACGAACTACAGCAGCATGCGCACCAGCGTGCTGGAGGATCGCGACCACTGGCGGGTGGTGCAAAGCGCGATCATTGAGGTGTTCCACCAGCGCGTATTTGAAGAGTGGCTACGCGCTGCAATGCTGGCGGGTGAATTGCCGTCACCAGCTTTTAATGACTACTGGACTAGGCCAGAAAGGTATAACGCTCCGCGCTGGCAGGCTAGATCTTGGGACTGGGTGGACCCAGTTAAGGATGTTTCCGCCATGGAAAAAGCCAAGGCGATGCTACTGAAATCTCACAGCGAGCTGATAACTGAATACAGCGGCGAGCAGTTTGAGCAGGTGATGGCGCAAATCGCCATGGAGAACCAGCTCAAGGAATCCCTTGGCCTGATGCCCACCGTGGAGGAGGCGCCAAAGCCTGCAACACCACAGCCCGAGCCGGAGGACAACGACGACCAAGGCGACGACGATCAGCCCCCGGTCGCCCCATCCGTAGCCTGAGGCCAGCGACTATCCGGCTTTGGATCTCACGAAACTCAAAGGCCCCCAGCGGCGAGAGCTGCCAGGCGGCATGCAGCTGGAAGAGAAGACCGACGAAACGCTCACATTCTCGTTTTCTAGCGAGGCGCCCGTAGAGCGATTCTTCGGCCGCGAGATCCTGGTGCATGAGCAAGGCGCCATGGACCTGTCGCGCCTGAACGATGGCGCGCCGTGGCTCTGGGGGCATGACCCCAACAAGGTCTTGGGCGTTGTCGAAAAGGCCTGGCTGGGCGACGATCGCCGTCTCTACTCCACGGTGCGGTGGAGCCCAAACACTACGGAACGTGGAACAGAAGAGCACCGCCGCCGCGTCGATATCGAAGCCGGCATCGTGCGCAACGTCAGCTTCGCCTACAGCATTGACGACATCGAAGAGCGCAGCGGCGACTTCTACGTGACCAGCTGGAAGGCCCTGGAGGTTTCCAGTGTCAGCGTCCCCGCCGATCAGACCGTAGGCCTGGGCCGCGCCATGGATGAGCCGGCGGCTGAGCCTGAGCCTGCTGCTGAGCCCACCCCGGAGCCCTCCGCATCGGCAGAGCCGACCGTGACGATTGACCCCGAGTTGGTCAAGTCTGCCGTTAGCAAGGCCCTCCATAGCCTGACAGCACAGACCGCCGAGCGGACTGACCCCACTGATCAAATCCAAATGACCACTGAGATCAACGTGGCGGAGGTGCAGCAGGACGCTCGGCGCGCCGAGCGCGAGCGTGTTGCTTCCATCCGCGGCATGTGCGACCAGTTCCAACTCCCGGAGCTGGCCGAGAAACTCATCAATGACGACGCTTCCATTGATGCCGCCCGTGCGGTGGTGATGGAACAAATCGGCATGCGCAAGGTTCCCTTTGAGGGCCGCGTGCACGATGCCGGCGGCGCTGAGCTGGGCCTGAGCAAGCGTGAGGTAAAGCGCTTCAGCCTGTGCCGACTGCTCAATCACGTCATTGAGCCCACCGCCAGGTCTGCCGATGGTGCCGGTTTTGAGCTTGAAGTTGTGCGAGCAGCTGCCGACCTGCAGGCCAGGACGCTTAACAAGAGCGCTCGCGGCTACCTGATCCCCTGGGAAGTGCTGGGCTCCACCCGCGCTGCTGAGGCCCCCGGCCAGGTGGTCGGCACCTTCGGCGACGGTGGTGCACTGGTCGGCACTGACCGGCTTGATGCGCAGTTCATTGACCTGATCCGCAACCGCAGCGCCTTCCTGAACAGCGGCCTCACCATGCTCTCCGGCCTGGAGGGCAACGTTGAGATCCCCAAGAAGCTCAGCTCCAGCCAGTATTACTTTGTCGGCGAGAATGCTGATGTTGCCAACAGCAAGCTCACCTTCGGCCTGGTGAACATGATCCCCCGGACCATCGGCGTTCGCGTGCCGATCTCCCGCCGGATGCTTATTCAGGCCTCGCCTGACATTGAGAACCTGGTACGCCTTGACATGGCCGAGTCTGTCGCCTTGGGCATGGATTACACCATCGGTTATGGCACCGGCTCCAACGGCCAGCCGCTGGGCATCATCAACACCACCGGCATAGGCAGCGTGACCTTGGGCGGCGGCACCGCCAAGGCATTCCCTGTGAGCCTCGGCGGCGACGGCTCCACCACCCACAACTGCGGCGACTGGGCCGACTACGTGGACCTGGAGACCGAACTGGCGATCGACAACCTCGACGCTGGCAGCATGAGCTACGTGATGAACAGCGTGGTTCGCGGCGCCCTGAAGCAGACCCTCCGGGCCTCTTCTGCTGGCTCCGATTACATCATGACCGATGCTGGCCAGGTGAACGGCTATCAGACCGTGATCAGCAACCAGATGCAGACCAACGACGTACTCTTCGGTAATTTTGCAGATTGCGTGGTGGGCATGTGGTCTGGGCTCGATCTAATCGTGGATTCGGTCACCCAGGCGGCATCTGGCCAGACGATCCTGAATGTCCACCAGGACTTCGACGTGGCGGTTCGCCGTCCGCAGTCGTTCGCTCTGGGCACCTGATTATGAGGCTGCAGATTCTCTCGAACTGCAGAGCAGACGGTCGCCACCTCGCTATGGGTGAGGTGGCTGACCTTCCTCAAGGCCCAGCTAACGAGCTGCTGGCGCTGGGCATGGCGTCGATTGCGCCAGAGCCCGAACTTGAGCCCGCCCCGGCCTGTCCACCCAAGCCGCGGCGCTCTGCAAAGACTTCCATCCCTGACCCCACCCCCACCCCGGAGGATTGATCCATGGCCATTCAGCAACGCAACCTGGAGCAGCTCCAGGCCTTTACGATCCTGGCTCCTGCCACCCGCGACGCCGCGGGCAACACTACTGCGGTTGACGTGAGCGCTGTGGATGGTGATCTGCTGCTGCTGCTGTATGCCGCCGCCAGTGCATCCAGCACCGCGATCAAGGTGAAGGTGCAATCCGGCAATGCCTCTGACGGCAGCGATGCTGCAGACGTGGCCGGCGGCGTCTTTACCGATCTGGGCAGCACTGCTGCACTGCAGAAGCTGTCGATCCCCCGCGACCAGGTGGGCAAGTTTGTGCGGCTGGCCTTCACCGATGAAACCGGCAGCTACTCCGCCACTGTCACCTGCGTAGCAGTCGGCGGCGCCCGTTACGCGGTCTGACCATGATCCAGGAAGTCCCCGATGATTTCCTGCTGGCTGACTTCGGCTCCAGCGTCACTGCTGGGGCCGTTGTTGGCTTGGGGTTTATGGACCGCGCCAGCCAGATCATTATGAATGACAACGTGGTGACGGTGGACTATGCGCTGACTGCCAGGACTGATCAGTTCGGCGGTTTGCAGTATGGCGACCAAGTGCAGCACGAAGGCCTGACGTACAAGCTGCAGCATGAACCGTTGCGGCTGGCTGATGGCCGGTTCTGCGTGATGGTGCTGGAGCTAGTGCAGGAGTTCGCCACCTACCTGGTGACGCTGAGCGGCCTGCGGATCACGACTCTGAATAACAAGCAACTCCGTATTCTGTAGGTATGGCTGAAACCACGATTACAGGCCTACCGAACGCCACGACCCCGCTCGACGGAACCGAGCGGGTGCCGATGGATCAGAACGGCACCACGGTGGACGCCAGCACCCAGGCGATTGCGAATCTGGCGCTAGCTAATGCCTCTGCGGCCCGTACGGCACTAGGCCTGGCCACCACCGATTCTCCCACCTTCACCGGCCTCACGATCACCGGCACGGCGCCGGTCGTCATCCCGCACATCCACGGCAGCATTGCCGGGGATTTTTACGTTCACGTCCGCAACACCAGCGGCGGCCCCTTGGCGGCTGGCACGGCGGTCTACGCCACGGGCTCAGTCGGCGACACCGACCGCATCACCGTATCCGCCTGCGACCCGAGCAACGCGGCGACCATGCCCGCGATCGGGATCCTGCAGACCACCTTGGCCCAGAACGGCGATGGCGATGCCGTGATCCTGGGCGAGCTGCGACCGTTCAATACCGGCGGCTATCAGATCAGGGACCGGCTTTACGTGGGCGCTGGCGGGGCTCTGGTGGCCACTCCCCCGGCCAGCGGCCTGGTACAGGCGGTCGGCAGCGTAGTGAGGGTGAACGTCAACACCGGGACCATCCTGGTGAACACCGGCGCGGCGATGGCCCGGGTGGGATTCACGGGGGCCTATGGCGATCTAAGCGGGTTGCCGTCGATTCCCGCCCCGACCAATGCCGCCCCGGAGCCGCTGGCGGCTACTGCAGCGATCGGTAGCGGCACGGACTACGCCTTGGGGAACCACCGGCATCAGCGCGATTCCGATGTAATCGTGATCCCGGTGGGCGATGAATCTTCGGCGCTCACTACGGGCACGGCCAAGGTTTCGTTCAGGATGCCGTTTGCGGCCACGCTGCTCGCGGTGCGGGCCGGCGTGAACACAGCACCGACCGGCAGCACGCTGATCGTTGACATCAACGAGGCGGGTACAACCCTGCTCACCACGAAGCTCTCGATCGACGCCAGCGAGACCACCAGCACAACGGCTGCGGTGCCTGCTGTGATCTCGGATTCCAACCTAGCGGATGAGGCGATCATCTCAATCGACATTGATCAGATCGGCAGCACGATTGCCGGAGCGGGCCTGAAGGTCTCGCTGTTTGTTAGGAGGACCTGATCATGCAAAACCTAGCCCTGTATGACACTCTGACGACCGAGATTCGCCGCTATCCAAGGCATGACGATGAGCCGGTGGAGGGCCTCGACCCCCGCTATCTGGTGCTCCGCGTGGTGCGCGAGCCTGCCCCTGATGCCGGGGAGAATCAGCAGATCAGCCAGACCCGCACGGTTGATTTGGAAGCGCTGGAGTGGCGCTGGGGCTGGAGCGTGGAAAATTTGCCGACACCTGCGCCCGCCGCCGATTGGCGGACGTTCAAGAGGACCCTGCTGGCTCACCCGGCAATCAACATGCTGCTAGGCGGCGGCTTGAGCACGGCCCCTGCCGCTGCATTAAGCCTGCCTGCCACGCTGCTCGCTGCTGCCGGTGGCGGTGACGTGGACGATTTTCGGGCAGCCTGGCTGGGCCTACGCCGGCTGGGGCTGGTGTCCGCCGAGCTGCTGCAGGAGGTTCGCGGGCTGGCGATAGCCCTACACCTGCCCGATGGATTCGTGGCGGCACTGGGCGGCTCACTGCGGCCTGCTGCCGCAAGCGTGGGTCAGGAGTGGGTGGACGCTGCCGGCGATCTGTGGGTGGTGACGCAAGCCCGTGGCGAAGATGGGCAGTTCCTGCCGGATGATCCCGCGACGCCTGAACAGGAATCGCTGATCTGGGAGAGGGTGGACTGATGGCAATTATCTGGGTTGGGACGGGCCGATTCGCCCCCGCTTACGACCCTGACGCGCAGGCGTACATCACTGCCGTGGAGGCTGCTGATGCTCAGACGCTGGAAGTTGGCGTGAAGGATGCGATCAATGCGTTTGTGGTGGGCTGCAAGGCTGACGGCATCTGGAACGCTATCAAGGCGAGTTGCATCATGGCCGGCGCCCGTACGCTGGCCGGCGCGTTGGTGCCGCTGGTGGGGACTGCGCCGACTAATTTTAATTTCGTAGCGGGGGATTACAATAGGAAGACGGGGTTAATTGGGGATGGCAACACGAAGTACCTGAACAGTAATAGGAACAGGCAGGACGATCCACAAGACAGTCAACACATCGCCGCTTGGGTGACAGCGGCCCCCAATAATGCGAGCATCAACTTTATTTTCGGTGCGGGGAGTGGAGCGGGTGGGGTAGGTGCAACACACTTGGCTGCCAACAGTTCCGTTTGGGTCATTCGGCACTCTTGCAACACTCCGTCTTCACCTGTAGGCACAGACAACATTTGGAGCGTTCCGAACTTAGTTGGCATAAATAGAGCTTCTTCAAGCTCCTTTACGTATCGCAGAAATGGTGGGACTACTACTTACCCCAGAAATTCGGACGGCAGGATAAATGCAGACCTCTTTTTATACTCTACATCCCCCGCCACGATTGGCAGTGAGTTGACAGACGCCCGACTCTCCTTCTACTCCATCGGCGAATCCCTAGACCTCACCCTGCTGGATGCCCGCGTCAGCACGCTAATCAACACGTTCGGAGCTGTTATCCCATGACCTGTGATGTCGCAATGATCGCCGCGATGATGGCCCCGGCCAGCGTTGCCGTCGCAGTGCTGCTGGAGCCCACCCCATGCCCTACCTGATCCGTTTTACCGCTGCCGTCGCACTGGTGGCCGGCCTGCTGGGCGTCCATAGGCTGAGAGAGACGGCAGGCTATCTATGACTCTCGGTGCGTCAGCAGGATTTAATCTCGCCAGCCTGGGCACGCTGACCGCTCCCGGTGTCACGGCGGCTCAGCAATCGACTGGTGTCAACACGTCATTCCAGGTGACGGTAACCGGCATCGGCACCAATGTGGTGATGCGATACGAGGGAAGCCTCGACGGTGTTGGATACTTCAACCTGGCTACAGGAAGCGCAGATTTTACGATCACCGCAAACGGAGTGTACGGCTACGCTTTATTCGCTCCAGTCCAATTTGTGCGCGCCAGGCTGGTAAGTGCAAGCGGCGGCACTCCATCGGTTGCCGTCGTTGCGGGGACGATCTGATGGAAGCGCTCAACCTCACAGCGATATTCGGCGGAGCTGCTACGGCGGGCTTGGCGCCGGCCACGGGTTTCGGCACGATCACCTACGCCAGCACGGTCGATCTGGACCTGGCGGTGCGCGATGGGCAGGTGGCGACGATCACGCTTACCGGCTCACTGGAGCTGACGACATCGAACCTGGCGAACGGTCGCAGCACGGGCCTCCGGTTGATCGCCGGCGCCAGCTCGCGCGCGCTGACCTTCCCCATGGATTGGGTGTTCGTCTCGGCCAAGCCCGCCTCAATCCCGGCGAACAAGGTCGCCCGGCTCACTATCGAGTGCCACGGCACCACCAACGCTGACGTTGTGGCGGCCATCGCAATCCAGCCATGAGCGATCTCGTCCGACTGAACCCGCTCCGGTGGCACTACTCGCTCGGGCAGCTCAGGGTGGATGAACCCACCCGGTCATTCTCCCCGGCGCCCAGTGACGCCGAGCTGGCCCATTTCGGCTGCTACCGGGTGCTGCCCCAGGCGCAGCCGGAATACGACCCGGCAGCGGAGAAGGTGGAGGAGGTGGAGCCCGCCGAGGACGGCGGCCAGTGGCTGCAGCAGTGGGAGGTGGTGGAGCTGACGCCCGAGGAGCAGGAGGCGTACTACAGGGCCACGCATCCGCCGCGCTGGATCGAGTTCTGGGCAGCGCTGCCGTCTGATGTTGACGCCCTGCTGGCTGCTGCCCGTGCCGCATCACCACGGCTGGAGCTGGGCTTGGGCGTGGGGCTGGGCAAGGCGGCGGATGGCGATTCGCGAGTGTTCCTGGCGGCCTGGCAGTCGGCTAAGGCTCTGGGGTTGGTGGCGCCTGAGATGGTGCAGGGGATTCAGATGCTGGCCACGGCGCATGACCTGCCGACTGAGTTTGTGGAGGGGTTGGCATGATGAATCTTGGGCTGATGGATCCGGGGTTTTTGGGGAGCCTGACCAGTTACGACTCTGACGCCGCTGTCTATATCTCCGCCGTGGAAGTCGCAGACGGACAGGCGCTAGAGACTGGCGTGAAGGATGCGATCAATGCGTTTGTGGTGGGCTGCAAGGCTGACGGCATCTGGAACGCTATCAAGGCGAGTTGCATCATGGCCGGCGCCCGTACGCTGGCCGGCGCGTTGGTGCCGCTGGTGGGGACTGCGCCGACTAATTTTAATTTCGTAGCGGGGGATTACAATAGGAAAACGGGGTTAATCGGAAACGCAACAACAAAATACCTCAACAGTAACCGACTCAACAACGCGGATCCACAAGACAGTAAGCATCTGGCTGTTTACCGCACGGCACACACCGGAGCGTCTGACACCCGATATATGAGCACACCATCAGTAGGTGCCGATGGTTATTCGCTGTTGGGTCAGCAGACAGAGACTTCGATCGCATACTTTGGAGCTAATAGGGTAAGCGGTTTTACTCCACTTGGCTCAACATCAGCAACTCCGGCGGGCCTGTATGGAGTGAGCCGCAGTTCGGCAGCCACTGAAACCTACCGTGTCAACGGCGCAAGCACGGCGGCTGCTGTGGACTCTAGGACACCCACCAACGACAGCATCTTTGTATTCGGCACTTTAGGATGGCTGACTCCTGCCCGCCTAGCTTTCTACTCCATCGGCGAATCCCTAGACCTCGCCCTACTCGACGTCCGCATCACCGATCTAATCAACGCCTTCGCGGCGGC